CAGTGAACTGATGGGCCGTGAATTACCTGTTGAACAGGTATCTGTAAATTGGCCTAACTGTAGAATTTATTACTTTTGGTCGGAGATGAGTCCCTTCGTTGACTACAACGAACTGATCCGCACCTACTCGAAACAAACACAAGAGGTAAAACTCGCCCGTTTATACGGGATTCCTAGCAAGGCAATGGAGGGGAGATTCCCTAAATTCTCAAGAGACACAAATGTCATACCCCATGAGAAAATCCCCTTCATTGCTGATGCTACCGTACCCTGCACTAGGTATTTTATATGTGACCCCGGTGGTAGTAAACCTTGGGTAGCCACATGGATCGGAGTCTTGGAGGATGGTAGTATATATGTATACCGTGAGTTCCCTGACAGTACGATGGGAGCATGGGCATTACCTCATGTCAATGGAGTGGGAAAGAGTGTGGGTAAACCTGGTCCCGCACAGCGTCCACTTGGCTGGGGCTACACACAGTATAGGGATCACTTCTTGGATCTCGAGCAGGGAGAGGATATCTTTGAACGAATCGTTGACCCTCGAATGGGAGCAGCCACAGTGCGCGAGAAAGAGGGAGAGAGTAATATTATTAATACTATGGCAAACTTGGACTTTGTCATGCGACCTGCTCCCGGTGTGGATGTGGAAGCTGGCATTGCCAAGATAAATGATGCTTTGGCATGGGATGACACAGAACCAATGACAGAGTCAAATAGACCAAAAATCTTTGTGTCAGATAGATGTGAGAACTTTATAAGTTCAATGCTTGAATACACAGGCAGTTCCCGTCAGGAGCATTGGAAGGATATGGTTGACTGTATTAGATACTTCATGGTCAGTGGACCTGAGTATGTGACCAGCGGAAGCATCCAAGCCACAGGTGGTGGTGGATATTGATCTTGCCCTAATGGCTACAAGTAGCTACATTATGCTACGCATATGCAGTCTGCCGCAGATCCTGAATTACTATATGTCTCAAAAGAGCCTGATATTGCTTACTTAGCTGAAGCGTACAAGCGTACCCAAAGCGATTTAGGCGAATGGTTAGACCGCAGACAAAGAGATTATGATACCCGCCATTGTCATTGGTCAGGGCAATCAGATGATTTTAAGAAACATGCTTCTTTAAATTCCACAGGTGAGGTATTTCCCTGGGAAGGTGCAAGTGATCAGCAGGTAAGACTTTGCGATGAATTGATTTCCTGCCGGATTGCAATGAGCATGAATGCCATAAGACGTGCGCACATTGTAGCCACTCCCACAGAATCAAATGATGTGGAGCGTGCAAATGTGGTAAGTAACTTTTTACGATGGTTAATTAATTCCAAGATGGATGAATTTTATCCTGAAGTGGAACTTGGACTAAATCATTTCTTTGAGAAAGGCATGATGGTTCATTACTGCTGGTATGAGAATAAGGAATTAAAACAACAGCAGACCATCAGTTTACAGGAGATTGCCCAGGCACTTCCACAGATTGCTTCGGCAATTCAGGATGGCAGTATGGATGAGGAGTTAAGCGAAGCCCTTAAAGGACAGTTTAACATCAGTAAATCCAAAGCACGGGGAATGCTCAAAGAGATGCGCAAGGATGGTGAGACTACTATTCCTGTGACCCGTCAGGTGGTAAGCAGGCCCAAGATCAAAGCCCTTGCCCCAGATGAGGATGTGTTTTGGCCTAGTTATGCAATCGATCCGCAGGAAGCTCCTTATATGTTTCATGTGGTTTCGATGACTCCTGAACAATTAAGGTCTAAGATTAGTACCGAAAAATGGTCAGAAGAGTTTGTGGATGCAGCCATTGAGTTGGCAGGACAGGGAGAGGATGTGGATGAAAATATCTACCAACTCCGAGATGATGATAATTTTACCAGAAGTGATGATGATAGTCTTGTTAGAATTGTGTACTGTTATCAAAGACTGTTGGACGAGGATAATGTCCCCGGCATCTACTGTACCATTTACTCAAGTCATATATCTGATCTTTATGCCAAACATCAATTACTTGATTATGCACATGGCAAGTATCCATTTGTCGTAACCACTCTTGAAAAAACAAGTAAGAAACTTTACTCATCGAGATCATACCCAGAACTCATTGAAGGCTTGCAGCAGGTACTCAAGGTTGAAACAGATGGAGGCATTGACTCGCAATCGTTGGCAACTTTGCCACCAATCGAACACCCGCTTGGTCGCGCACCAAGTCGCTATGGTCCTGGGGTCAGGTTACCCTATCGCGTACCGGGCGAGGTAAGATTTGCATCCACTCCTAGAGGTTCCGTATCCAATGTAGAACTTCGCAGATATATACAGGAGCAAGCAGATAGATACTTTGGTAGAAACGCACCTGGAGTAAATCCTGTGGAAGCACAGATGAAACAGCAGGAGGTAATAGATAAAGTCTTTCACCACCTTAAACATGTGCTTGATCAAGTGTATTCACTTTACCAACAGTATGGTCCCGATCAGGAATACTTTAGAGTCACAGGAATGCAGGATATGCAGAAGTATTCCAAGGGTAATCCTAATGATCGTTTTGACTTTTATATGCAGTTTGATGCTGCCACTCAAGACCCTGAGCAAATGCTTGAAAGGGTGAATGCGATAGCCACACTTGGCGCGCAACTAGATAAGAATGGAACGCTTGATACTGAGCGATTACTACAGATTGCAGTTGGACAGATCATGCCAGGTGCAGCCGAAAGTGTTTTACTTCCCAAGGAGACTGCACAGGCAAAAGCAATGGATGAGGAAAGACAGACCATTGCAGAAATCTATGCAGGTGTACCTCCTAATGTTAAACCCAATGATGCCCATGAGATGAAACTTCAAGTGTTTCAACAATGGTTACAGCAACCAGATGTGGCACAGAAGGTACAGGAAGATCCGGCATTACAGGAGCGTATTCAGAATTATATGCAGCAAAGAAATATGCAGATCCAGCAAAAACAAAACGCTCAGATTGGAAGGCTAGGGGCCGCCCCTACACAGTTTGGGCAAACAGGATCAGCACCAACAGGAGGATAAGATTATGGCACCGATGGGAAAGGGAACATACGGAACTAAGGTAGGTAGACCACCTAAGAAGAAAAAGAAAAAGTGTGGCAAGCGGAAGACCAAGTAAAGTAAATAGCCCAAGGCGTATCCGCAAAGGTGAACCTGGTTATGGTAAGAAGAAGTTTGTAGTCCTAGCTTCTGAGGGTGGGAAGAAGAAGACTATCCGCTTTGGTGACGCAAATTTAAGTATTAAGAAAAGCCAACCTGCGCGCAAGAAGAGCTACTGTGCGAGATCAGGTGGTATCAAAGGAAAGAACACAAAACTTAGTGCCAACTATTGGTCACGCAAAGCATGGAACTGCTAGATGAGTCTATACAAAAACATTCACGCCAAAAGAAAGCGTATAAAAAAAGGTAGTGGTGAAAAGATGAGAAAGCCTGGATCTAAAGGCGCGCCCACTGCCAAGGCATTTAAGAAAGCAGCTAAGACAGCAAGGAAGCGTAAGTAATGTGTCCCATCTGCAAAGAGAAGTCTATTGGATCGTATTGTTGGTCATGTTCTTCATCGAACGTAACGTAATCATAGATACTTTATTCCTAGCCCTATCCCTAATTTACGAAAACTTTAAATGAAGCTCAGAAAGACAAACCATGAAATCGATCAAGACGAAGCATTCCGAGCGCTGTCCGTTCTTAAAAACGATCCTAACTTCAAAAGATATATTGAGTTGCGTGAAGCTATGCGTGAAGAAACCATTCGCGCGTTGCAGACTCCAGCGAACATTGAAAACTTAAACTTACACTTTCATATTTCAGGGAAGCTTGAAGCAATAGATGAAGAGTTAGACAACTTTTACAAGCTTTAGACTTGGTGTGTGTGTTTATTAGCCTTCCGCGTTAGGGGTTTCGCGGAAGGCTTTTTTATTGCCCTTCTCGCTACAATAGACTACATTTTGCTACACTAGGCTATTTATGCCTTGCTTTTATGGAAACATTACAAGAAGGGGTTGTCTCAGAGTCCTCCGAAAATTCTGTGGATAGTTTAACGCAAAGTGAAGGTAACCTCACAATGGCAGAACTAGCATCAAATCTGATGAAAAGCCGCCAAGCCGAGGAAACTGAAACTGCCGATGAGGAACCTGAAGCCGCTGAAGAAACTGCGGAAGAAGAGGAACCAGAGGTACAGTCTGCTGAAGAGTCGGATGAATCAGATGAGGAATCAGATGAACCGCCCGTAGATCCTTCAGATGTTCTTTCTAAATATAATATAGACTTGGATTCATTATCCGAGGAGGATGCTAAGAACTTAGCTAAACAGTTAAATGCTTCTGCAATCAAGCGGTTTGGAAAGCTAACCGCACAGAAGAAAGCACTGCTGGCTGAGAATCAGGAGTTACAGCAACAAGTTGAGCAAGCACCCGTGCCTGCTGAATCACCTGCTTTCCTCAAGGATAATGCTCTGCATAACATAACTGATGTCAACGCACTGAATAAAGAAGTTGAGAACCTTAACACGCTCATTGAATGGGCAGATGAAGGGATGGAAAACGAAGTTGAGTACGATGACGCTGGTAATGAGTTTGTGGTCAAGGATGGGGAAAAGACTTATACAAAGTCTGATCTGAGGAGAATCAAAGCGAATGCAAAAAAGATACTTCGCAAAGATGCTCCTGCTCGACAAGCCTGGATAAAGGAACGTCAAGCAAGTGACCAACAAGCAGTCCAAACTTTTGAGTTCCTAAGTGATGGAGAAAGTGATGACTACAAGATGTTCATGCAGGTGAAGCAAAGCCCGCTTTACAAGCCACTAGTTGATCACCTGCCCAATAGTAATTTTGCATTGGGACTTATGGTGGAAGGACTAAAGGCAGTGCAAGCCCGCCAAGCAAATGCAAGTCAACCGAAGAAATTGAAGAAACCAACTGCTCCTGTTGCAAGTACTGAAGCAGGTGCGAGTAAACCAAGATCCGAGGGAAGTAAACATCAGAAAGCTCTACAGGCGGCTCATGCCAAGTTTGAGAAATCAGGCAATATAGCAGACTACCAAAATTACATAAAACTAAAGCGAGCAATCGTAAAATAATAATTTAAAACAACAAGGAGGATATAGATATGGCTAAAGCCACTACTTACAATACTGCTGGAAATCGTGAAGATTTAACTTCGATTATTTCAGTGTTAGAACCAGAAGCGACACCGTTCGTTTCCATGATTAAAAAGGGAAAAGCAACCGGGACATTTTTCGAAACACAGGTCGATAAATTAAATTCCGTGGAATTTTCTGGAGTTGAAGAAGGTGAAGATGTTACCGCTTTCAAAAATCAATCTGCTGACCGTGCAAGAATTGGTAATTACGTCCAAAAGTTCCGCGATACGTTTATGGTCTCAGACTTGCAAGAGATGGTTGACACTGCTGGTGTCGCATCTGAGTTTGCAAATGCTGAGTCTAAAGCAGTTCGCAACATAAAACGTTCAATTGAATCTGCATTCTGTTCTTCACAGGATCGTCAAGCAGACGCTGGTGCAGGTGCGCCTTACAAAACACGTGGTATGCTGAAATGGCTTGGAGTTGGTGGACAACCTTCCGACATCCCTGCCTTTGCACAGAATGTTGCTAATGACACCACAGGTACACAAACCGAAGCTACCTTTAATAGTGTTCTTCAAGAACTCTACGAAGCTAACGGAATGCCTGGTGGACAGTTGACCTTACTTGCAGGCCCAAGCCTCAAGAAAGAGATCAGTAACTTCTCACGTCAGCTTGCAGCTACCAACGGAACTTACACTGTCAATCAAGACGCTGACAGCAAAAAGATCACGCTTACAGTAAATGTTTACGAAGGTGACTTTGGTAATGTGGCAATCGTCCCATCTTTGTTCATTAATAGAACAAGTGGCAGTGACACAGTAGACGCAGACGCAGGACTCTTAATCGATCCTGAGTATGTATCCATGATGTCCTTGAAAGCTGAGTCTGTTACCGAGCTTGAGAATCAAGGTGGTGGTCGCAGAGGTTTCGTAGACGTAGTAGCCGGACTTGCCTGCTTGTCTCCAAAAGCTCACGGATATTTTAATTAATAATACTTAACATAAGGAGATTAAGATATGTCAGAATTATCAAATAATGAAGCAGGTAGAGGTTTCACGCATGTGTACACCGCTACTTACGAAGACCTTCAAACAATTGGCAACGCTGGACAGTTGACCATCGCAACTATACCCGCAGGTGGTGCAGTTGAGTTGGCAGGTGTGTACGAAGCTGAAGCATTTGCAGGTACAACCTCTCTAGTCATTGACGTGGGAACAAGCTCTGGAGATCCTGATGAGTTCATCGATGCTCTTGATGTGGACGGTATGTCCGCTCCCGTGTTCAATACAGGAGATGCATTCACAGGCGGTCAGTCCCAGCCTGTAGGTGGAACAAACACTGCGACTTCTATTATCTTGGAAGTCACCGATGCCGCTATCGCATCCGCAACTGCTGGTAAAATAGTGATCGGGTTACGTATCGTTGACCTTGGTCAATTTGCTTAATCGCAATTAGGATTTGGGGAGTGGTCTGCGTAGCGGGTCACTCCCTTTTCCACATCAATTTATAATGTCAGAAATATTTATACCGAAGTGGAGCAAGGCCGAAGGCAATGGTTCGCAATTCATGAAAAACTTAGAGAAGCATCTTCGTTACGAGGTGGATCTTGAAAAGTACGAAGCTAAGAAACGCGAGATTGAAGTGGGTCAAGAGAACCAACAAGGCAATCAAGTGGACGGTCTAGGGCAGTTAAAGGCAAGTATACCTGCCCGTGAATATTTCAGATGGGAACAGTTCAAGCCAGGATGTTGGGGTGATAAACAATTTGTCAACGAGATGCTTCGTGACAATCCGGCATTCAAAGCAAAGTCATTAAATAAGAAGACCTTCGTTCAGGGAGGTTTTGATAAACCTAGTTTCGCATGAGACAAATAGCAGTAAGCACCATGTTGACCAACTTAGTAAGTATGGTTGGCGTGGACAGTTTTCTTACTGCTGAAAACACAGCGGCAGTACGGAGCTTTAATCGCTTTGGTAAATTAGCATGGGACCGTACAAGCTGGCCTTTTGCGTCCCGCTTATCCCAAGTAATACCTGATGTCCGGGTAAGAAGTGTGCAGGTAGGTAGTGGAGGAAGTGGATACACATCTGCCCCTACGGTAGCCTTTAGCGGAGGTGGAGGAAGTTCTGCGGCTGCAACTGCCACAATTAATTCAGACGGACAGGTAAACGGAGTGGCTGTGACCAACAATGGCACAGCATTTACATCTGCACCTACCGTGTCATTTAGTGGCGGTAGTGGAAGTGGGGCAACAGCCACAGCAAATCTGCTCACCTATATAGACTTTGGTACAACTATATCCGAGATATTTAGGGTCACAGAAAATGATCCCTACGGTAGTGGGACCACAAGTGATCAGGCATTTAAAAATATCTACGCCACAGGTGGTAGTGTATATGGTGAGGCCATCCTGCCGGATCGCAGTTCCACCTCTCCTGTATGGGTATACTACCGCGCACCATATCCAGAGTTTGCGAGTGGAGCGAGTGACTTCCCCTATGTATTCAGTGAATACGCAACAGTAGGCGCTTATGGGGACTGGCTTTCTAGTGATGGTCAATTGGACAAAGCACAGGTCATCTATCAGCAAGCAGAATCAATTTTACAAAGCGAGTTGGACAAACTCGAAAGACAAGAGGGTCAAGTAAACCCAATACAATTTATAACCTACGGCACAACTGCCGTTTCAACAGCATAGAATATTATGGCATCATCAAACGAATATAGAGGTTTAGGACTCAATGGTGGGATTTACATTAATGATACTGCCGCGAAGACTAACAGTAATGGATGGTTTGCTATCGTGGCAACTGAGGACACTGTTATCGACAGCATCACAAGCAATGTGGATAACCTGAGTGATATAACAGCATCCCAGGATAATACCACTTTGGCTGCAAACACAGCAATTTACGGAAACATATCTGCGGTCACTTTAGCGAGTGGTGCAGTAATAGCGTACAACATTTAAAGTGCTATCGCTCGATCTCAACGTAGGAACACCGCGACCCTTCACATCAGGTGGAGTCCCTAGTCCTGACGGAGTCCTACGCACAGAGAATGGGCGATTCATCATTACTGAGAATGGAGACTTCATCGAGTTTGAACTGCCACCTTTCCTAACCACTGAGGCCGATGAGGTCTTACGAACAGAATTAAACGAAGCAATCTTAACCGAATAATAAAATGGCGAATCTTAAAATCACTCAACTCTCAAATCTGGCATCTCCAGCAGGTGCTGATGTTTTACCTATCGTGGATGACGTTGCAGGAACCGCGACCACCAAAAAGGTAACCGTTACAAATTTAATGACACTCGCCCCGCAAGGCGATTTAGTCGCAAGCAACAATCTAAGCGATGTGGCAAATGCGGGAACATCCCGCACAAACCTCGGACTCGGAGATGCGGCTACCAAGACAGTCGGAACAGCCGACACCAATGTCATCGCGGTAGCGAGCGGAACGGTAGACTTGGGAGGCAATAAACTTGAAGACTTTGACGCATCGATTAACGATCAAACGGGAACAGCCTACACGCTCTTAGCGGGAGACAATGGCAAGGTTGTGGTACTTAATAACGGGTCTGCGATTACACTGACTGTTCCTAGTGGCCTAGGTGTAGGTTTTAACTGCACAGTCGTACAAAAGGGAGCGGGGCAAGTGACATTCACAGCAAGTTCAACAACCATAAATAATCGCCAATCGCATACGAAAATTGCGGGACAGCATGGAGTCGCAAGCATTTGTGCGATAGTAGCTGACACCTTTGTTCTAGCGGGTGACACAGCTTCCTAAGTCCGATGACTTTTATCTTACCTAGTTTCGGAGCATCGGCTATATCCGCAGTACCTGGTGGTGGTGGGTTTAGTAACGATTATTCGCTTAGCTACGATGGCTCTGATGATAATACTCAAGTCACAGGACTAAGTTTATCGGGTGCTACGAGTTTTTCCATGTGGTTTAATGCTCAGGAAAGCGTAAGCGGGAAAATATTTTCATTGCTTGAGCAACAGCCAACGAGTTTATCATTTGATCTTGGAGTCGGTAAATTTAGGGTTTATCTCTACGATGGAAGCGCTTATGACGCTGGTGCTGGTGGCTTCATGGAGAATCAGTCTACTTTTACACCAACAATTTATCAATGGTATCACTTGGCTGTGACTTATGACGGCTCAATTAACCCTACGGGACTAAAAACTTACATTAATGGAAATTTGACAACGCCTGTGTCAAATGCAAGAAGCTCAACCAATTTTACTTCATTTAACACGGGGCCTAGTAAAAATTTTGAGATAGGTGCGAGAACGGGAAACAGTCGATACAATCAGCAACTGATGGACGAGGTTGCTATTTTTAATTCTGAATTATCAGCTACCAATATTTCGGACATTTATAATAGCGGTGCGCCTACAGACATATCTTCGCTAAGTCCTATCGCGTGGTGGAGAATGGAGGAAGGATCAGGGACTAGCGTAGTGAACACAGCTAACAGTGGAACCTACGACGCTACTTTGGTCAACGGCCCAACCTTTTCGTCAACTGTTCCAACTTAAAATAATATGAGCAGAAAATATGTAATTATAGATGCGGATGAAGTAGCTTCCGTTGACTTTAGCCAAGTGGCAGAAACGAGTGCCAACACAGTAAGATACAATGTCTACCCTGCTGGCACGAAAACATTCGTAAAGTTTGACGGTGACACGCCTTCATTCTTGGAAGGTAAAACTCAATACTCGCACTCCGAAATTCTCACAATTCTAGCGGGGCCTGAGTGGACAGATCCAAACGCTGGTCCTGAATGACGCGAGGCTTTATAATACTTATGCTAATCAGCCTGACAGGATGTTCGATACGATCCCTAGTAACCCCCGCCACAACGGTTGGCGGTGCGGCTTTGGGTGGTGTCGTAGGTCCAGGTGGAGCGGCATTGGGAGCAGGGGTAGGTTATGCTGGTGGAAAGATCTACGAGCTAACGGATGCGAATGAGGAGTTAGTGGACTCAATTACACACGGAGATGTGCAAGGTTTAGTGACGGCTGGACTAGCACAGCACCAAACAGGCTTTGAGAAATTCACAAGCACTGTGAAGAAGATCCTGATAGGAGCCGCAGTATTGCTCGCCGGATACTTAGCCATTCCGATCTTCATCGCAAAACGAACTGCTCAAAACTGCTCGAAGACAGAAGCGATTAAGCACCAAACCCGCGCACCATTCCCTCCCAAACCAAGCACTCCAAAATGAGAAACTTAGAACTTTTAAGAGATAAATTTTTAGACCTTTCGAAAAAAGGAAAAATGATAACGGTATTTGTCGGGCTAGTCGTTGGCATCATAATCTTGGATTTACTGTTCTAATGATCGACCGAACCTCAATATTTGGTATGGGTGGTACATTAGCCACTTTTGGTATCTCACAATTAGATAGTCTATTCGGATGTATAGCTGGAGTAATTACTATCATTTACATGGGCAAAAAACTTTACCAAGAAACTAAGAAAAAGTGAAATGGCACGATATCGCACATCTGGCAGACTCGATGATCAAATCCTCACAGACGGGGATCGTGGATTTCGTGGTATCAATTCACATTTAGAACAGACAAGCTTAGAGGGTGGGTTCGTACAGACTAGCGAGAATATGCGCCTGTCTGGCGATCTTGCAGAAACCCGCAAAGGAATAGACTTTTTAGCAGGCAGTGTAACACTAAGCTACAACGGCACAGATGAGCGTGTGTTTGCCAGCACTTTATTCAGTGACCCAGCCACAGGCACAGAGTTTGTAGTGGCAGCCACCAAGACAAAAGCAATCATTTGGAACGATGCAAATAATAGTGGTATCGCTATAGATTATCCTGGTGGTGAGATAGTCGCAGAAGCAGACAATGCAAGCTTTGTACAATCACTTGAGAAGCTAATTTTGTTTCGTGGCAAGGACAAGACACCGCTCGAATGGGATGGTAATTACAGCAGTCCTACAGACTTTGTAGTCAAAGCAAATGGAAGCCCAGGTGCAGGACGCATACAATGTCCAAACACAGACTATGGTGTATTCTTTAGGAATCGTTTAATTATACCGCAACCCACAGATAGTAATTATACAATCTTAATGTCTGACTTATTGGACACAGATAATTACTACGCTGCTGAATCACAATTTAGAATAAATAAAGGAAGTGCAGATAAACTAGTAGGATTTTTTCCTTACCAAGAAGATCAGTTAATCGTGTTTATGCGTAACAGCATCCACATGATTAACAATATTGCGACTACCTCCGCAGCCAACACTTACGAGATCACAAGACAGCATGGATGTGTGTCCCGTAAATCAATCGCACAGTCTGGACCACAAACATTCTTCCTGTCTGACAATGGAGTAATAGTATTATCTCCCGGTACAGATCCAGGAAAAGGGCTTGGCGTGGCAATTAGTAAAATAAGTGGTGAGACAGTACCCATGACCCGCCCCATACAGGATCAGTTTGATGATCCTAATGATGGAATAAACTACGCAGCAGCAGACAAATCATGTGGTGTGGTGTATGACAATAAATACTATCTTGCTGTACCCACAGGTAGTTCAACAGTTCCCAATGCAATATTTATATTCAACCTCCTGACCAACACCTGGACAAGCGTTGACTCCTACCCAGCAATGGCAGGCAGTGCGGCATTTCATGTAGATGACTTTGTGATTTGCTCGCACGGATCTGTACCAACAAGACGCAGACTATTCGCATGTAACAAAACAGGTTGGTACTTGATGGAAGAAAACTCCATTGATGATAGTGGACGAAAAATAGGCAGCACAAGCGAGTCAGGCACAACTGCAATCGCAGGTAAGTTAGTGTCTCGATCCTTTACCTTTGGAGACATAGGAGTAAAGAGTTGGAGACGTGGACAGGTAGGCGCAAACACAGTTAATGCTGATGCCTTTAATATTAAGGTCAATACCCTTGACCCGGACTCAAGCACTACCGTTCTTACCCACACCGCAGATGGCACAGAGGAAGCACTGTTTAGATTTGGTACAGGTCGTACCCGTGGCTATGGGGCAAGTATAGAAATAAATGTCACAGCGGGAAGACCGAGCTTTAGACATTTAAGCTTAGAAGCAATAGGAGTAGGAGCAAATGCAAGAAGAGAGGTGGCATAATGGCGATTACCTGCACAGTGACCCGTGGTTTTACATACGCGACCGGGGTGGATATTTCCGCAGCCAATCTCAATCAGTTGGGCGAACCAACCGTAACCGTTCCAGATGTGACGGACACAACCGTAGTGCTGAAGAGTTTTGCAGTTGCGGGTCTTCCTTCTGCTGGTACTGCGGGAAAAGTGGTTTACTGCACCAACGGGGACGGAGGAAGTCCATGCCTCGCAGTAGACAATGGTTCAGCGTGGTTACGAGTAAACCTGGGCAGTGCAGTGAGCGCAACTGATGCAGACGAATATTTAACCGCAGAATAGCATGAGCAACATTCCTAAAGTAATAAAAATAAAAGACCCCAAAACTTTTCAGTTAGTTTCAAAACTAGCAGAAGAGGATAATGACAATATGAATATGCCTACCCATGCGGTAGTCAAAGGAGACGATATAGTGGGCGGTTGGAACTTATGCGAAGTACCAATGGTATTGCTGTGGCATCATTCAAAAAAAGTCGGAGCAAAAGATTCTTTAATTTTAAATCAAATACAGGAAAGCATGTTATCCGAGAAAGGTGTGGACCAGGCATTTATTGCGTGTAATTCGCACAGTCCTTACCAAAAGCACATGGAACACTTCGGATTTAAACCTGTTTGGCCTACTAACATTTTCTACAAAAACTTACCAAAAATCTAGGAGACACTAATTATGTGCGGATCAAGTCAAACACCACAAATTATACAGCCAGTTCAAAAAACCTATGGGGAAGGAATGGCAGAAGCTTTAAAGGCTCAAGTTGATTTACTTACAGGAAAGGGCGATTTTGCAGAAGTAGCGCCAGGTGGATTAGAAGGACTTCTTCCTATGGAGGAAAGAGTCCGTCAAAAATCCGCTCAAATGGATACAGATGTTCTTCAAAGAACTTTACTAGGTTCTACCACTGATGGAGAAAAGGGAACTTACGATGATGAAGGTAGGCTTGTGGTTGGTTATGAAGGTGCTGACCTTGGTGGACCAAGGTTGCATACGGTAGATAAGCCAAGAGTTGAGGTTAGTAAGACACCTCCTAGCAGGGACTTAGCATCTGGGGGTTATATTTATCAAGTGAAATTCATGGATGACTCATTGAGTAAAAACGGAATGGAACCAATCGTTAAACAGATTCAGGTTTTACAAGATTCCGAAACACCGCCTGATCCAAATAAACCAATGACTAGTATTGATGGTTTTAACTATCAACCAGGACAGGCAATTTCTGAACATATTTCCATTCGCCCTAGAAATGCAAAACCTATTTACGCAAAGAATGAAAAGGGCGAGATTGTAACTGACAAATCCAAAGCTGGGCAAGTTGTAGACGCACCTGGTACGCGAGCAGGAGACGGCATGATTGATCTCCTTGGAGATAAGCGCAATGTACAGGAGTTTACCACCCGTCAAGCCACACAAGAAGATGTGAACGCAGGACTTGCATCAGAAATAGGTGAATCAATTACAGAAGCAACAGGTGACCGCCAAGCAGGGTTTGATGCAGATGGTCAATTTCTTGGTCTATCCGCATTTACCGAGGATCTTGCTCGCGGTAATCTTTCCCGCCAACGCGAAGCTGACCTAGCAGATGTGGAGCGTTTATCAGGAAGATTCCAAAATGTAATGGATGAGTACAAGCCTGGTGCAACGCAAGGTATAGAAGGGGCCTCTGAATTACTAGAAGCACAAAAAACTGCAATGACAGGAGGCGGGGACGCGATCACTTTACCAACAGCAGGTAGTAGCACTTACGGTGGAGACATTGGTACAACTCCTGTAACAATGACGGCAGCAACAATAGGTGAAGCTCCACAGCTAACTGCAAACACACAGTTTGATCAAGAGTTAGCTAGAACGCCTGATACGCTTCGCGCAAATTTACTTGGTGATGCCAAGACTGCATTAGATTCTGGACTCACGGATCGCGAGCAAAGACAAGTCGCAGAAGCCGCCCGTGCGAGATCCACCATGATGGGCAGAACCTTTGACCAAAGCGGTGCAATAGCAGAAGCTGAAGCTCGCGTGCAGGAGGATAATAACCGTAGAATGCAAAACCGTTCCTACGCACAGTCAGTGCTTGGTCAGGAAGCAGGATTACAGCAGGGTGATATTACTCGCGGCATGGCACAGGAAGGGCAACAAGGGCAATTTACGCAGGCAAGAAACCTAGCACAAGCACAGCTTGATCAGCAAGCTAATGCCTTTGATGCACAGACAGCACAACAGACAGGCATCATAAACCAAGGGCAAAGACAGCAAGCTAATCAGTTTGACCTTGGCGCAACAATGGATGCAGAGCGTTTGAACGAACAACTTAGTCAGCAGGGCTTAATGAACTACATCAATGCAGTAGGTGCATTAGCAAGCCTTGAAGATCAGTATACACTCGATCCATTCCAAGCACTGTTAGGCCGAGGAGGAGGAGGAAGTTTACAAGCCGGACAGGGAGTATTTGGTCAGGCAGGATATGGGTTAAACTCAGGTCCACAGTACATTAATCCAGAATCAGGGCTTGGTTTCATAAGTCAACAAGATGCTAATCAAGCTAATATGTACGGTGCGCAGGTAGCCGCAAACGCGAGCAGGGATTCAGGACTGATGAGTGGAATAGGTGCAATTGGTGGAGGTTTAATGTCAGGACTTTTCTGTTGGGTAGCACGCGAGGTCTATGGACCCACTAATCCATCGTGGTTACAATTCCGTGAGTGGATGTTCACAGAATCACCTAATTGGTTCTTTAAACTATATGCAGAATATGGGGAACGCTTTGCCAATTGGATAAGCAATAAGCCTCGCCTGAAATCAATTATCCGCAAGTGGATGGATTCTAAAATAGGAGACAAATAACATGGCAAGAAAACCATTCTTTTCAGGTAATTACGGAAGCGCACTAAGCTCTAACGCCAATGCCGCTAATCTCATCGCCAGGGCAGGGCAAAGCCAAGGGCAAATGTTTGCCAATCTCGGCGGTCAGATCGGAGGCATGATACAGCAGTACGGGTTGAATAAGGAGAAGCAGGGCAAATTAACTGATAAAATTGAAAATCGGCTCAAGTTAGATCCAAGCATTGCGCAACGTTTGACAATGTCTGGCGATGAAGAATTTGATAAAAAGAATGCAACTGACATGGAAAAGCTCACTAGCGGTGAACTTGGATTGAAAGGTTTACAAAGACTAGACAGTGCAATGGCAACGATCAATGAAGTTGATCTCCTCAAACAAGCAGAAGAGGATCGCGAAATGAAAAAGTCTGCGTTTCAGTTATCGCAACTGACACAGCAATTATCAAATGATAACGCTAAACTGCGTAAAGAAATTGCTGAAACTGAAAAGGCATATCAAAAAGATATAATAAAGAAAGATTTGGATAATAAACAAAGCCTTATTGATTATAGAAATGCTGCCACTCTTAGTATGTTTTTTAAACAAAATAACCTTCCTGCAACTGTTTCTAAAGAAGGAGAAAAAAGATATTCTGAAATAATGAATCTATTTCCAAAGCTTGATGATACAAAAATTAAAGTTATGACCAAAGGAGCTTTAGGCACAGGAGTTTTTGCTGAAGAAAAAGAAATCCCTTATTCAGAGTACAAGGAAAATCCTAATGATTATGCACCTCTTGTTTCAGATCAAGTTAAAGGACTGCAAATGCGAGAGAACGCATTAAATGAAGAGTTATCACAATTAACCTTAAACGCTCGTATCCCATTTACAAATAATGACACAGGCGATCAAGGGATGACAACCGTTCGTGAAATGTTAGAATTTCAAAAACAAAGTAAAAATAATACACCAACAAAACCACAAAGTATGCCACTTGGGGAAGAGGACATAATGATACTTGATCAACCAGGCACAACAATAGGAGTACCTCAAGTACCAACTTTTATTAGATAATGTTAGATCCAAATCAAAATTATACATTTGGTGATACACAAGGCGCATTAGATCCATCTGGTAATTATTCTTTTGGTGGAACTTCACGGGAACTTTATCGTGAAGCACCACAGACGGGAATAGAAACAGCAATGATTATCGGCCTTGAGGTCGTACCTGCATTAGTTGGTGGTTTTGCTGGAGCAATAGGTGGACCAAAAGGTGTAGTGGGTGGTGGCGCTTTGGGTTCTGCATTTGGTAATTACATATCACAGAAGTATCGAATCAACCGTGGTTTGCAGGAAGATTTTGGGATGGCTGAATTTGGAGCAGCAACGGCATTGGGTGGAATACCCTCGGTCACAGGATTAAAGCAGCTAAAAAACATAAGTGGTGCTGCAAGAACGGGAATACGTACAGCAGAAGGTTCAGGTTTAGCTACAGGAGAAATGCTTGCACGAACATACGGAGACGAAGGCCGCGCACCAACAAGAGAAGAAATTGCAACCACTGTCCTATTTGGTGGTGCATTTGGAGGTGGTCTTGGTGCATTAGAAGCAAAGTGGTTAGGCAAGAATTTGGTAGATGATGCAGAGGAAGGTATGACTCGTCCTGAACTTTTGGATAAGCATACTGAAAATATAAAGGAAGCAGGTGGTGTCCAAAATCTTTCAGTAGGAACTCCATTACTTAACGTTATGGATGTTGATGCTTTAGCTAAGAAATCACCAAGGGAAGCCGCAGAAGAATCTTTACAAGCGGTTGAAAACAAACTGCTTGATGAGTCTGATGACATGATTAAGCAGATTGCAACAGGGGAGCCATCTTTGACTAGCCCGTCACTTACTGCACCATCAATGAGTCGCGGTGCATTGGAGTCATTTAGTACACCTACTCAAAAGCAAAGTATTCTTGGAGAACCGTCACTTGATCAACCATCCATGCCGGATTCGACAAGGGTAATGTCAGATATACAACGAGTAACGGATGATCAATCCGCACAAGGTAATGCTCTTGTTTCAGGCATGATGAGGCAGACCAGTGAAGGCCAAAAGCAAGCAAGGGAAATAGGTGCAGTGAAGCAAATGAATGATTTGCAAAAGTCTTTTGATGCACAGGTAGTACAAGACTCTGAGATATTTACTTCATTAATGAAGGAGGTTGATTTAGGTTCACAAAAAATCGGAGACAATGCAAGACTAGGCGAGATTAGTCGTAGTATTGCCATGCTGGATCACAAGCACGGACCAAACAAGGGTGCGAGTAATCAGCGTAAGAAGCTCAATGCCGAGAAGCAACGCATTCTTAGACGTAATAACATGACTGTTGGTGACCTGGAGGCACAAATGCAGAGTAGACAAATGCCACCCAACAGACAAGATGCTCCGCTTGGCGATCAACCAATGAAGCAAGCTGACCCCATGACTAAGTCGGAGCAGATGGCAGAGGATAAGCTGGGACCAAACTACGAAAAGTATTTTAATATCGCAATGGGTACAGGAGCAAGTGGTGCTGCTGGGTATTCAATGTTTGCTAATGAAGAAGATAGCGAGCAAATGGCAATGGCGGGAGTTCCCGGTCCACTTGCATTTTTGTTAGCCGCCGCAGGATATAAAGGTAAGTCGTTAAAAAAATTCTTTAAAACTAAAAAGTTCAAACAACTTAAGAGCCAAGCCAAGCAAAATCCAAAGTCCGTTGAACCTACTGTCATAAAATCACAAAGGGTAGAAAATTCAGTAAATCGAGATTTTGCACCGAAAAGATGGTGGAGCAAAGTGTTCGAAGATGTGCAAAGTATTACTTCTGACATGGTGACACCAATCTCTAGGCAGATAAAAAACCTAGACAAAAAACTAGGAACTACTTTTACTGAACGATTTCGGAACCTTGATTTACGCAGTGGAAAGAAAACCGCTGCTCTGATGCAGGGTGCAATGCCTTTTATGAAATCAATGGGTAATGCATTAAAAGGAAAGCCAGAGTTAAGTGAGAAGTTTGATGACTTACTACTAGAAGGTGACTTTAATGGAATGGTTGTTTTAATTGACGATCTTAGGCTTGCTGAAAAGGTAAGCCAGGATATCAAGATTAAGTTAAAACAAATGAAGGAAACTTTAGAGGAAGTTCGTACCTATGCCCGCGAAGAAGGTGGTTTTGAAGTTGGATATATCGAAAACTACTTTCCTCGTAAGGTTAAAAATTATAAAGAACTGAGAAAGTTTTTGGATGAAGATCCTGAGATGAGACAAGCAACGACTGATATCGATAAAGCCATTGATGAGTTTGCGGCAAAAAATAATATAAGTAAGGAGGATCTCACACCAGAAGAATTAGCTGAAGTTGCAAGTAAAGTAATTCGTGGATACCCGGTAACCGGGACTATACCATCAAACTTTAAGCCAAGGAGTATATTTGATAAAAAGACACTTAACAAAATCCGTAAAGCATATGAGTCACCAGAGGATGCACTAGAGTCTTACATTAGGGGAACTGTTGATGCGGTTGAAAGAAAAAAGTTTCTTGGTGTGGTAAAGCCTGCAAAGGGTGAGGTAGTATCTGGTGAGGGCTTTCAGGATATTGCAGGATCTGATGTTGGTATGCGTGCAAAAGTTGATGACACACTTGCTGATGCAGTTGCTAAAGATCTTCTTAAAGGCACAAAGTTTGGACAAGAAGATGTCGATAAGCTTAGGGAACTAATACAGTCCAGATTTTCAGGTGGTACTGAAAGTTACACAACAAGAGCATTAAAAAACTTAGGGTACTTACAAGTAATGACCAATTTTGGTTCTGCAATTACGCAGCTTGCGGATCAAGTATTTAGTATTCACTTTAATGGATTTGGTAATCACTTCAGAACTTTATTGAACCGCAAAGATATGTTTAACTTTGCTGAGTTGACAGGTTTGAGCCAACGAGAATTTGAGAACATGGGCAATAGTGACAAGCTTAGTGGATTGCTTGATAACTTGTTTCGTAAGACTGGACTTAAACAGCTCGACCTTTTTGCTAAGAATGCATACATGAATGCTGCCTGGAGAAAGTATCATAAGATTGCACAAAGCAAAGGAGGATCTCAAAAATTAAAAGAAGAGTTAGCCCCATACTTTGGTGATCGGACTGACGAAATTATCAAGGCAGTAAGATCAAACGCACCAACCAACAAGGAGCCACCCGCAGAAGTAACTGAGTTAGTATTCCACAAATTACTAGATGTTGCTCCGGCTACTGCCACTGAAGTGCCTGCATCGTACATGAGGAATCCAAATATGCGGATCATGTACATGCTAAAAACTTTTACAATAAAACAAATTGATACATTCCGAACAGCCGGGTTAAGTAATATTAACGAGGGAAGAAAGCTGTATATGGCAGGAAGAGCCGAAGGGAATCAATCCAAGCAGGAAAAAGGAGCGCGGCTTGCTGCTAAAGGAACGAAAGACCTTGTGCAAATTGCAACTTTATTTGCCGCTGCCAATGCTGGAACTGATGTCATCAAAGATGTAATATATGGAAGACCTATCGAGAGAGATGAGTTGCTCGAAAATAATCTATGGAAGCTTATAGGTATAAATAGGTACACTTTTTACAACGCAAAGAGGAGAGGTCCAGGAAAAGCATTTATTGATTTGCTTGCACCACCAACTGCGGTTTTTGATAGAGCAGCAACTGATATAGCAGGCATTGTGGGAGACGGAGAGTACAAAGGTGCAATGCTACAAGGCACTCCATTAGATATGATTTATTGGCGCTACCTCGGAGGGCTTGACAAAATAAACAACTCCAAGTAGCGTGAAATCTTAAGGTATTTCATAGTACCTTTTCTTTTCTTTTAAGGACCGTCTTTTAACCGAGACGGTTCTTTTTTTTGCACAAAAGTAAAAAAATATATTTAATGCTTGCAATAGTATCAGTCAGTCGTTTTTACTGACCCTACTTCACATGATTGGGAGCAATTAGCAGCAATTGACTTTTTGTTAATTGGGCAACTTACTCTTAATCAATTGGTTCGGGGTTCGAGTCCCCGGCCCGGTACCAAGTAGCATTGGTTGTGAGGTGTAATAATATACGCAATTACCACAATAAGTTAAAATTCACGCCATGTATGCTTTACAAGACAACAGTTCATCGTTACACAATTCCGCTACCCCAATGGAAGATAACGGATTCATACGCTTTGAAGGCGTTCGTGAATATTTGCCCGTTCTTGAACTTTTCGAAATTTACCGCTCTCAAACGCTTGTAGCAAAGCGACAGGCTAATGAGCGGACTAAAGGCAACAATGTCCTGCGCATGGAAGCAATATTAAAGCACTACGGTATTGACTTAGATAGTGCTGACATAACCTGTTTTGCTAGTAAAACGGGAGCGGGGATTCCGATCTGTGATGATTGGGTTGCCCATCGAGGATGCAATGAGATGCGCCAAGCGCGCTCAATCTTTTCTAAGGCGTGGATTAAGAGATACAAGCAGTTAGGAATAGACACTAGCTATTTCAGTAATTGGATTGCTTTAAGTTTAGAGGGCGTGCAGGTCACACCATTTGATGCCAATCGTAAAGAGTTGGATACAATCCGCTCGAAGTGCGAGGCACTCAAAGAATCCGATAAGGACATGTATTTAATGTACGCATTAGCGTACGGATTAGGTCTTCGCAGTAGTGAAATCCAACGGGCAAGGTTTGATGATCTGCGCGAAGACTTCGATGGAAACAAACTGATCAGGATTCATGACCCTAAAAGTGGTGGTGAATACCAAGATAGACCATGTGATCCTTCATGGTGGGAGCAGATCCTATCCTTCAGTACAGGCAATGATGCTTTTATCGTACCTGTGCAGGAGGATAGGATTACCCGTGAGTTTCCATTTTTTCTTAGACGAATTTGTGGGGTGGTGGATGATCGCCCTGTTCATCGTTTGCGAAAATACTGCGGTCACCGCGTCATGCGGGAGAATGGAAACAATGCATTTGTGGCGAGCAAAGCGCTTGGTCACAGCAGTGTGGAAATTACTTCCCGTGTATACGTTGGAATGCCTACGATCCAGCGGAGCTTTTAGCTTTTAGTAGGACTTAAATTTCTTGCCCAAGAAACAATGCGTTATAAAACCATAATAAAAATAACTACACATGACTACAATTCATACCACCTCAAAAATGGATGGACTGTGCTTGGAACACAAAAGCACGGGCAAGATAATAATCACGGCAGAAGTACCCACAGAGGTGGGTATTGAGAACTTGATAAAAGAGTTACTTACTTTTTTACCAGCCGGAAGTGAATTGGGAGGGGTAATGAATCTTCTTCAGCCCCCTCATCAAGCGCCTTACAAGCTGCCTGAAGTATCAGGTCAAATACCTGTGCCTGAAGTAGCCCTGTAGAGTCACTGACTGCCTTTACTTTATCTCTGACACTTGGTGAAAGCCGCAGAGATATCGGCTTAGTTAAGGTTATACGTCCCATAGTGGGACAATAAAAACACCTAACTACCCTGCAATACAACAATAAAATACATAAAAATATAATATGGGATTCCTAGATAACATCCAAGATGTTCCGCAAAACTCTTCGAGTGGTGGCGGTAATTACATGAAATTAACGCAAGGTGCGAATCAGTTTCGCATAGTTGGATCTTCCGATGATGGTGGAGTAATCCAAGGTATGCAAGGTTGGGGGACTACCGCTGATGGTGGAAGAAAGCCCTACCGTTGGAAGATTGGCGAGACTGCACCTATGGACTTTGAGGACAAGCCAAAGCAGTTCTTGGCAATGCTCGTATGGAACTACGAGGAGAAGAAAATACAAATCCTTGAGCTTACCCAGGTGGGACTTCGCAAGGAGTTAATTACCTTGGCAAAGGATGAAGATTGGGGTGACCCAAGAAGCTACGATCTCAAAATTGTGCGCAGTGGTGAGAAGTTTGACACCACATATGCCATGACTCCAAGCCCGCACAAGAAACGTGGTGAAGAAATAAATGCGGCAGTCAAGGAGATGGATGTAAACCTCGAAGCATTATTTGATGGTGGTGATCCATTTGCCCCTAAAACTCCACCCGTGGTGGAAGATGATGAATCCACGCCTGACCCATTCTGATGAGAAGGTATAAGAGTAAAGCCTTTTGTGAAGGCGAAAAGATGAACCCTTCAACACCTGGACAAACGCTTTCAATTTGTATGCCCAAGAGTCTGAAGGTTGAGATCGTGGAGTACACACAAAAGCAGGAAGTTTCCATTGCTTCATGGGTGCGAAAAGTTCTCAGGAAGGAGATGGGCAAATGCTAAAGGAAGGTATATCAAATGCGGATTACCACGGGTCGAGCGAGTTGGGTCGCTCGACTGCGTGGTCCCTCCTTCAGTCATGCCCCGCAAAGGTGAGGTATGACATGAATAACCGCAGACCAAGCAGTCCTGCGTTGGTTCTTGGCAGTGCATTCCACACTGCAACATTAGAACCTGAGAAGTTGGATGAAGAGTTCGCAGTAAAGCCTACGGAAATTGATGGGAAAAGCTCTAGGACTAATCATTACAAAGAAGCATTTGAGATTATGCAGAAGAATGAGCCGGACAAACAATGGCTTGCTCCTGCTGATTATGATCTTGCTTTGGAAATGGCGGGAAGTGCGCTGGATAATTCTATTCTTCGGCACTACATGTCCGATTTGGACAAGGTAGTGGAGGGAACGGGATTCTTTGACATGGAAGGTGCAAAGTGTAAGGTTCGTCCTGACTTGTATATTCCCGGCGCGGGTGTGGTGATTGATTTAAAAAGCACACAGGATGCGAGTCCAAAAGGATTCACAAAAAGTGTGCGTCAATTTGGCTACCTTTTCCAAGCCTGCTGGTATATGCACGCATTGCGAATGGTTGGACTCAAGCCCAAGCAGTTCATCTTCCTAGCGGTTGAGAAGACTGCACCATACGCTACTGCCGCCTACACCATCAAGGAAAGCGATATTAATAAGCAGTTTGGTAACATGGAAAGAGCGTGCCAACTATGGGCCACTTGCCAATCTAGTGGCATCTGGCCCAGCTATGCGGATGAAGTGCATCAGTTGGATCTTGGTTCTAAGATCAGTAGTAACCGCTTAAACATCTCACAATTAGGTGAGCGTTTCGGAGTTAGCAGAAACTATGTCTACCGCATTATCAAGGATTACGAGCTTGTATCTGTGAGCATAGGCAATCGTAGAACTCTGGACATTACAGAGTTTCAAAATGCAGTAAGGCGGGACTCGGAGGGAAAGGCGGCATGAACTACTTAGACAACACAAAGAAAGCATTGGATTTTGCGAGCGAGAAGCTTTCAAAAGCGGATACCTTTGGCGCGCTCACCGTCATGCACGCAGCCCTAGAGCAAATGGTGGCACATCTGAGGAATGAGGATATGAATAATATCAGTGATCCCGATCTCATGATTACCTTCGAGGAGGATTTTGGTGAGGAGGATGACACATGAAGCTTACCATAGGCATAGATCCCGGTAAGTCAGGAGGCTATGCAATCGCATGGGGTGGATTAGATTCTATCAACTTACATACATTGAATGAAGACTTTGAGTTTGTTGAGCATATGGAAGAATTACTCAAGCATCCTGATGTCACAGGAATTGAGGCGGTGGTTGAATTGGTCCCGCCATTTGCGGGGAAGATGATTCCATCGAGTACCAGCTTTAAGCTTGGTAAATCATGCGGATTCTTGGAAGGCGTGCTTAGAATGGCAAAAATTCCATTTACTCTAGTACGCCCACAGGAGTGGCAAAAAGGACTAGGTGGACTAGGTGGCCTCACCTCAAACAAGCGCAAGAAGGTTCTTATGAACCATGCAAAACAGTTCTTCCCGTCAACGGATGGACTCACACTAAAAACAGCAGATGCCATCTTAATTTTAAGGCATCATTTAAATAACCAAGGAAAGGAATAATACTATGGCAATACCACAAATAAACCAAGAGTTAGAACCAAGCGACTACATCTATGACCCAAGTAGAGGACTGTATGTAGCACTACGAACCATTGACCCAGAAATGGCAGAACAAATACTAAGTACGAGAAAAAAGAACCGTGCTATTAGTATGGCAACCGTTAAACTATACACTAAGTTCATGCGAGAAGGGCATTGGGTACTTAACGGGCAACCTATCATATTCGCAGACAATCTTCTTATAGATGGACAGCACAGACTTTCCGCATGTGTGAGGACAGGCATACCTTTGGAAGTGCTTGTAGTTGAGTTAGGGGATAGTAGTGCCTTCAAGACACTAGATCAAGGTAAGCGTAGAAACGGAGCTGATGTTCTAGGCATCGCAGGATATACAAATACTTCAGTTATATTTACTGCTATAGGCATTCTGGAGAAGATTAAAAGAACAGGCACTCTTGGCTACAATCAACTCGGAGATAGCGCTAGGGTGGTCATTGGTAATCATGAAATCGAAGCTATAGCTAACCAATATCCAAACTTGGATATATCTGCTACATTTGCAAAGACTTTTTATAAGAGTCTAAAGGTAAAGCCGGGACCAATTACCGCACTGCATTACATTCTCAAACAAACAGAATCAGAAGTAGTTTCGTTTGATGATGACAAGAAGTCAGATGAGTTTATGCAAATCCTGTGTACAGGTTTAGGCTTAGAGAAAGGGAATCCAATTCTTTACTTTAGGAACTCTTTGATTAAGCAGATGTCTGAGCAACTAAAGATATCCCCGCACTTCATTATTAGAGGTGGTATTCTCACTTGGAATAATTGGATAAAGGGTAAGAAGATCACAAGATTTGTGCTTGGCTCAGATTCAAAAATACCCACCGCAGTAAGACCAATATAAGTGTCATGGATGGGATAAAAAACATAGCAAGACTACTACTTCATGGACTGCTTTTTGCAGTCTGTGGGGTAGCTTTCTTCTACATAATCATAGGTGCTATTTGCACATTATTAGGACTATAATGACAGACCAAGTACAAAGAAAGACAGAACTGCGCATCAAGGTTCCTCAGTGGATAAGTGATCTTTTGAAAGAGCATTGTGATCTTTATGGAGTGACCGCAGTTTCCACCATTACTCCACTCTTGGTGGAGTATCTGCGGCATCCCTCGCGCGTGCGCGACAATTGTTCCAATTGTTTTAATATTAAATATAGCGCTAAATCCGCGGTTAGTGGAAAACCATCCAAGAAAAAACGAGGCACGCAGATCCCTGATGATTTTGATCCACCAATGGACATTGCCAAGAAGAATGGACTAGATCATGAGACGGCTGTTTCTTTTTTCTTAGACTGGGCAAAGGGCAAGGGTCATACCCAAGTGGACTGGATGGCTACCTACCGCAATGCTTGCAGGGGATGGATCAAGGAAAGATCAAACTCCAAGACATCATCAGATGATATTGTTTTGAAAGAAGTCATTCTTCC